CAGCGTCTGATGCCGGGTGGTGGGATTATCATTGTGATGACCCGTTGGTCGCTCCTAGACCTGACTGGGCGCCTGATTGACTACCAAACCAAGAACCCAGAAGCTGTTCCATGGGAGATCGTGGAGTTGCCTGCCATTTTGAACGAAGGCGAGGATGACGAGAAGTCCCTATGGCCAGAGCAGTGGTCGTTAGAAGCGCTGAAATCTACAAAGGCCAGTATTGACCCGAGGTATTGGAACGCGCAGTACATGCAGCAGCCAACTTCCGAGAACAGCGCCATCGTCAGCCGCAAGATGTGGCGTATTTGGGAGCCGGATGACCCACCAAGGTGTGAGTACATCATCCAGTCTTGGGATACGGCGTTTGAGACCAAGAACACATCCGACTACTCTGCGTGTACAACGTGGGGCATCTTCTACAACGAGGAAGAAAATGACTCCCCCCAGCTTATCCTACTGGATGCGTTTAAAGATCGTATGGCTTTCCCTGAGCTTAAGGTGGTGGCACTTAAGCAATACAAGGAGTGGGAGCCTGATGCGTTCATTGTTGAGAAGAAAGCATCCGGAGGGCCGTTGATTCAAGAACTTAGGGCGTTGGGAATCCCAGTCCAAGAGTTCTCCCCCAGTCGCGGTAACGATAAGATGGTGCGAATGAATGCGGTTGCGGATTTATTCAGCAGTGGTAAAGTCTGGGCACCCGACACACGCTGGGCACGAGAAGTAATTGAAGAGGTGGCCGCGTTCCCAGTCGGGGAGCACGACGACTACGTGGACACGACAACACAGGCGCTGCTACGCTTTAGGCAAGGCGGCTTTATCAGTTTAGACACGGACGAGAAAGACGACCTTGCGATCTTTCACCGCCGGAAACACGAATACTATTAGGAACACACATGGCAACGAACATCGACAAAGCGCTGTACCAACAACCAATGGGCATTGACGCGCTGGGTGAACAGGAATCTCCTCTTGAGATTGAGATCGTTGATCCCGAAGAAGTCACCATTGGTATGGACGGGGTGGAGATCACCATCACGCCCGGAGAAGATGACGGTGAAGAAGGCTTTGACGATAACTTGGCTGAGTACATAAAAGACAGCGCCCTACAGTCTTTGGCTGGTGACTTGGTGTCTGACATTGACAACGACAAGAATGGCCGCAAGGACTGGGAGAAGACGTACGTTGACGGTCTGAAGCTACTGGGTCTGCAGATTGAAGAACGCACTGAACCTTGGAACGGCGCATGCGGTGTGTTCCACCCCATGATTACCGAAGCTGTTGTGCGCTTCCAAGCTGAGACGATCACTGAGACGTTCCCAGCCCAAGGGCCTGTGCGTAGCAAACTCATCGGCAAAGAAACGCCAGAGATGAAAGAAGTGGCGTCTAACGTTGAAGACGACATGAACTACGAGTTGACGGAGGTCATGACGGAGTACCGCGCTGAACACGAGCGCATGCTCTGGTCACTGCCAGCCACAGGCTCAGCGTTTAAGAAGGTGTACTACGATCCCAACTTGGGACGTCAGGTGTCGATGTTCATTCCTGCGGAAGACATGTATCTGCCGTACGGTACAACGGACTTAGATACTTGCTACCGCATCACGCACGTCATGCGCAAGACCAAGAACGAGATCATCAAGCTCCAGCAAGCAGGCTTTTATCTTGACGTTGAGTTATCTGATGCGCCCAGAGACTTGACAGACATTCAGAAAGCCAAGGACAAAGAGACGGGCTTTAGTGATTTGAACGACGACCGCTACACGCTTTATGAGTGCCATGTAGATTTGAACCTTGAAGGGTATGAGGACAAAGATGACTCAGACGAAGAGACCGGCATCATGTTGCCGTACGTTGTCACGTTGATTAAAGGCTCCAACGACATCCTGTCAATCCGCCGTAACTGGAAGGAAGATGATGACCTCCGACTCAAGCGCCAGCACTTCGTTCACTACCAATATATCCCGGGTTTTGGAGCTTACGGCTTCGGGCTTTTCCATCTTATCGGAGGCTTTGCTAAATCCGCTACCTCCCTCATGCGACAACTCGTCGATGCAGGAACACTCAGCAACTTGCCCGGTGGACTCAAGACACGCGGCTTGCGCATCAAAGGCGACGACACACCAATCGCACCCGGAGAGTTCCGTGATGTAGACGTTGGCTCGGGCACAATCCGCGACAACATTTTGCCGCTCCCATACAAAGAGCCAAGCCAGACGTTGTTTAACTTAATGCAGACAATTGTTGACGAAGGCCGACGTTTTGCAGCAACGGCTGACATGAAAGTCAGTGACATGAGCGCTAACGCGCCTGTCGGCACAACGCTTGCATTGTTAGAGCGCCAGTTAAAGGTGATGACTGCGGTGCAGGCTCGTGTGCACTTTGCCTTGAAGCAAGAGTTCAAACTCTTAAAAAACATCATCCGCGACTACACCGACGCGGACTACACATACACGCCCGAGTACGGCACTCGCAAAGCTAAGAAAGCCGACTATGACTTGGTGGATGTTATCCCCGTGTCAGACCCCAACGCTGCGACCATGTCTCAGCGCGTTATCCAGTATCAAGCCGTCATTCAAATGGCGCAGATGGCTCCAGACATTTACAATTTGCCAGAACTCCACCGCGGTATGTTGAACGTCTTAGGTATCAAGAACGCAGAGAAGCTCGTGCCTATTGAGGACGATCAGAAGCCTACCGATCCTGTGCAGGAGAATCAGAACGCACTTAAGGGCAAGCCAATCAAAGCGTTTTTGCATCAAGACCACGCCGCGCATATCCAAGTGCACATGATGCTGATGCAAGACCCGATGATGCAGCAGTTCATTGGTCAGAACCCACAGGCTCCCAAGATCATGGGCGCAATCACTGCCCACATTGCAGAGCACGTTGGTTATCAGATGCGCCAGCAGATCGAGCAACAGTTGGGTATGCCCCTGCCTCCCGAAGACGAGAAGTTGCCACCACAGGTGGAGATCGCGTTGTCCGGCATGATGGCTCAAGCGGCTCAGCAAGTCATGATGCAGAACCAAGCCAAGGCTGCGCAGATGCAGGCACAGCAACAGATGCAAGACCCGATCATGCAGATGCAGATGCAGGAACTTCAACTCAAAGGTCAAGAGCTAGAGTTGAAGAAACAAAAGATCATGATGGACGCTGCTGCCAAGGCCGATGCACAGGCTTTGAAAGAGCAAGAAGTCAGCGGCAAACTGGAGTTGGAAGCTCTTCGCACAGGTGCGCAAATCAAAGAGAGCGAATTTAAGCAACAGTTTGAACAAGAACGTGCCGGTATCCAAATTGGTGCCGACATCGCAAAGAGTAAAGCCCAGATGGATTTACAAGCGCGTACTGCTGCGCTCTCAAACAGCAAACAACGTGAGCCTAAATCATGATTCAAGACTTCGTACGCGTATTACGTGAAAAAATGCGCACTGACATGAACAACTATGCCGATGACTTGGCTGGGGGTTCATGCCGTACTTTTGAAGAGTACCAAAAACTCTGCGGGATTATTCAGGGTCTAGCCCTCGCAGAGCGTTATCTACTTGACCTTGCACAGAAAGTTGAAGAATCAGATGAGTGACATTGATCTTTCCCCCGGTGCTTTTGCACTGCCTGAACCCATCCAGCCTCTGGATGCTCCTGAAGCTACTGATGAGCAGAAGGCCACGCAACTTCCCATCCCCACAGGTTGGAAGATTCTTTGCGCCGTGCCCGACATCTCTGAACGTATCGACGGTACAAGTCTGGACTTAGTCCGGCCTATTGAAAGCATGCGCCAAGAAGAAACTGCAACCACTGTGTTGTTTGTTTTAAAAGTTGGCCCCGACGCGTACAACGACACCGCCAAGTTTCCTAACGGAGCATGGTGTAAAGAGGGCGACTTCGTGTTAGTACGTACTTACTCCGGAACAAGATTTAAGATCTTTGGCAAGGAGTTCCGTCTCATCAACGACGACCAAGTTGATGCTGTTGTGCAAGATCCTCGCGGCCTGACCCGCGCTTGAAAGGAAGAATATGGCTGAACCGTACAAGTTCCCCGACGAAGTCGAGGACAAAAAAACCGCCGAAGTTGAGTTTGAAATAGAAGGCGAAGGCGAAGTAGAGATTGAAATTGAGGACGACACGCCTGAACGTGACAGAGGCCGCAAGCCCCTAGACCGAGAAGTGCTTGATCCAACCGAAGACGAAATCGACACCTATTCTGACAAAGTAAAACTCCGTATCAAGGAATTGACCCATGCCCGTCATGACGAGCGCCGTGTCAAAGAAGCAACAATGCGTGAGAAGCAAGAGCTTGAGCGTCTTGCACAACAGTTGATTGACGAGAATAAACGTCTCAAACAAAACGTCTACACAGGACAAGAAGCCATCATTGAAGGCGCTAAAGGTAAAGCCGAATTTGAGTTGGCCACAGCCCGTAGCAAACTCAGAGCAGCACAAGAAGCTTTTGATAACGATGCCATCATTGCCGCTCAAGAAGAGGTGATGGACGCAAAGATTCGTGCAGAACAAGTAAGAAATTATCGTCCTGCCCCTTTACAGGAAGATAATTATGAGGTACAAACGCAACAAGCCCAACCTTCAAGGGCTGAACCGGACGAAAAAACTCTGCGCTGGCAGGCAAAAAACCAGTGGTTCGGACAGCAAGGGTTTGAAGAATACACCAGCTACGCACTAGGGCTGCATCAGAAACTAGTCACAAACGGAGTGGATCCCCGCTCTGCTGAATATTTCGACCAAATTGATGGTCGCATGAAGTCAACTTTTCCGGATTTATTCGGTCAAGCAAATGACAAGCCAAGGTCTGGTGAGGTTCAAAAACGACCTACGACAGTGGTTGCCTCTGTATCTCGTTCTACGAGTGCAGGAAAAATTAAGCTAACTCAAACGCAAGTAGCGTTAGCGAAAAAATTTGGTTTAACCCCGCAGCAATATGCTGCTCAAGTAGCAAAGTTGGAGAACTGAAATGGCTGAAACAATTGACCGCTCAAATCGTGACAGTAAGTCACGCGATAAATCTGCTCGTACGGTATACGTACCGCCGAGCAACTTGCCCGATCCGACACCTGATCCAGATTACACGTTTCGCTGGGTAGCGACTCATGTGCTAGGTCAGCCATTAGCCAACAACGTGTCCTTACAGATGCGCGATGGTTATGAGCCGGTAAAAGCAGTGGATCATCCGGAATTGGCCTTGTTTGGTAACAACGCAAACGGTAATGTGGAAATTGGTGGGCTGATGCTTTGCAAGGCTCCCAAGGAACGCATTGAAGCTCGTGCTGAGTACTACAACAAACAAGCTCAAAACCAGATGGATTCAGTTGATAATCATTTCATGCGAAATAATGACCCTCGGATGCCCTTGTTTGCTGACCGCAAGTCGTCAACAAGTCGCGGAACAGGATTTGGTTCTGGTTCTAAATAATTTATAGGAGTCTTTATGGCTTATCCTACAGTCTCGGCCCCTTACGGTCTAAAGCCTGTAAACCTAATAGGTGGACAGGTATTTGCGGGTTCAACCCGTTTGATGCAAATTGCTAGTGGCTACGCTACTAACATTTTCTACGGTGATTTGGTAAAACGTATCTCTGACGGAACTATTGAAAAAGACACGGGCACAGCAACTGCCACGCCTTGCGGTATTTTCTTAGGTGTTCAGTTTACCAATGGTTCAACTGGTCAAGTCCAGCAACAACAGTTTTATCCAGCAAGTCAGTCTATCAAGTCTGGCACGCAGATTTTTGCTGTGGTCGCTGATGATCCTGACACATTGTTCCAAGTAGCTGTTGTGTCTG